TCCGGGGCCGCGAACGCCGGCAAGTCGCCCGTCCTCGAGGACGGCATGACCTACCAGCCCATGACGGCGACGGCGCGGGACTCGCAGCTCGTCGAGTCGCGCAAGCTGACGCGCGAGGAGGTCGCCGCCGCCTACCACGTGCCGCTGCCGCTCGTGGGCATCCTCGATCACGCGACGTTTTCCAACGTCAAGGAGCAGCACAAACACCTCTACCAGGATTGCCTCGGGCCGTGGCTCGTGAACCTCGAGGAGGACATCGAGCTCCAGCTCCTGCCCGAGTTCACCGATAGCGAGGACGTCTACACCGAGTTCAACATCTCGGAGAAGCTCAAGGGCTCCTTCGAGGAGCAGACGGCCGCGCTCCGGGTCGGCACGGGCGCGCCGTTCCTCTCGCGCAACGAAGCGCGCGCGCGCCTGAACCTGCCGAAGGTCAACGATGCGGACTTCGACAAGCCGGTCACGAATCTCAACACGCTCGAGGGCGATCTGGCGCGCACGGCGACGGGGCCGGAGGAGGACGCGATTTGAAGGAGCTCGAGCTCGGCGCCGTCGTCGTCAAGGCCTACCGGCCGCGCCTGGAGTTCGGCGCCGCGGGGATGAAGGCCGGCGAGTTCGTCGCGCGCGTCGCGGTGTTCAACACCGTGGACCGCTTCGGCGACCGCATCCTGCCGGGCGCCTTCACCGAGACACTGGCGGCGTGGAAAGCGGGCGGGGCCGCCATCCCGGTGATCTACCAGCACGCGTGGGGGGAGCCGCCGATCGGCGAGGTCACCGAGGCCGCCGAGGACGAGCAGGGCCTCGTGGTGCGCGCCAGCCTCTACGCGGAGGAGAACGAGATCGCGCGCAAGGTGCTGCACGCGCTCCGGCGCAAGAGCCTCACGGAGTTCTCGTTCGCCTTCGAGACGAAGGCCGCGGCGCTCGTCTTCGAGAAGGACGAGGCCATCCGCGAGATCAAGGCGCTCGACCTCATCGAGGTCGGGCCGTGCCTGCGCGGCGTGAATCCCGAGACCGAGCTCATCGCCGTGAAGTCGCGCCTGCTCGGGCGCAAGGCCGGCCGCACGCTCAGCGCCGCCACGCTCGAGCGTCTGCGCGGGCTCGCGGCCGAGCTCGTCGAGTTCTGCGATGCGCACGACAAGCCGGAGGCCGCGCCCGCGGACGACAGCAAGGCGCGCGCGATGGATGCGCAGTGGATCGCTCACCGGCGCTTCTCGCTGGGCCTTATCCAGACTTCCTAGGAGGAACGCGATGGCGCTGGTGATCAAGACGGTGCGCGACGAGCTGCGCGAGGCGAGCGAAGAGGCGAAGGCTGTCATGCAGAAGGCCGAGACCGAGGATCGCCTCCTCACCGACGACGAGAAGAAGCATATCGAGGGGCTCGTGCAGAAGGCGGAGACGCTACGGGCCAAGGTCGAGGGCATCGAGGCGCAGAAGGCGCTCGGCGACAAGCTCGAGCGCATGTACCAGCTCGGCGCCAAGCCGCCGGAGTCGCGCGCCATCGTCGAGCAGCACGGCGCGCCGATGCTGAAGTCGATGGGCCTGCAGTTCATCGAGTCGCCGCTCTACGCCCAGTTCAAGGCCACGTCCCGCGCCGGCATCTGGATGCTCGGGCCGATCGAGATCAAGGCGACGACGATGACGCCGACGGGCGGCGTGATCCCCACGTCGTTCCTGCCGAGCGCGCCCCAGCGGCCGCCGCAGATGCGCGTCGCCTCGCTCATGCCGAGCGGCACCATCAGCGACGGGAGCGCCGTCCCGTACCTGCGCGAGACCGTCTACACCAACGCGGCGGCGACGGTGGCGCAGGCCGCCTCGAAGCCGGAGAGCACGCTGACCTTCGAGCAGGTGCTCGATCCGCTGCGCACCATCGCGCACTTCCTGCCCGTGGCCGACCAGCTCCTGGAGGACGCCGAGGGCATCCGGAGCTACATCGACACGCAGCTCATCAACGGCGTGGAGGCGGTCGAGGAGTCGCAGATCATCATCGGCGACGGCACCGCGCCGAATCTGCGCGGCTTCAAGAACGTCGTTGGGCTGGCGACGGCGGTCACGCGCGGCGCGACGGAAGGCAACGCCGACGCGATCCACCGGCAGATCATGGCCATTCTCACGGGCTCGCTGACGATGCCGGACGGGATCGCCGTGCATCCGACGGCGTGGCACTACATCACGGTGGAGCGCGGCGGCGCCGCGGGCGGCTACCTGGGCATCGCCGGCTTCGCGACGGAGCCGATGCGACAGGTGTGGGGCCTGCCCGTCGCCCTCACGCCGTACCTCGACGCCGACGAGTCGCTCGTGGGCGCCTTCGGGACGAAGGCGCAGGTCTGGCGCAAGGGCGGCATCGTCGTGAGCGCGAGCAACTCGCACTCGGACTTCTTCATCAAGAACCTGACCGCGATTCGCGCGGAAGAGCGCGTGCAGCTCGCCGTCTATCGCCCGAGCGCGTTCGGACTCGTCGACGGCATCGTCGCGCCGGTGTGAGCACGCCCGAGCACGTCAAGGTGATCGTCCCGGTCATGGCCGCGGGGCTCATCCTGCCGCGGCCAGCGCCGAGGGCGGTGGCGCCGCCCGTGTCTCCCGTGGCCAAGGCGCCGCCACCGCCTGAGGACGCGCCCGCCCCGGCACCGACGAAGAAGGCGAAGCGGTGAGCGTCGTCGTCAACCGCGAGCGCCTCCTCCTCGTCACCGCGCCCATCGTCGAACCTGTCACGCTGGCCGAAACCAAGACGTACGTTGGCCAAGACCTCGACCATCACGACGAGCTCTTGCGCTCGCTCATCGCGGCCGCGCGGAGCTCGCTCGAGCAGACCTACGGCGTCGCCTTCATGCCGCAGACCTGGGACCAGGCGGCGTACTGGGCGACCGCAGCCGATCCGCCGATCCGCCTGCTACGCACGCCCGTGACGGAGATCGTGAGCGTGACCAGCATGGATCCCGTCTCGGGCGCGCTCCGGATCGTGCCGGGGGCGCGCCTCACGCCCGGCCCGCGACTCGAGCTCCCCGCCTCGGGCGTCACCGTGCCCGGCCTCTACGTGGTGCGCTTCGTGGCGGGCTACGGGCGGCAGGCCGCCGCCGCGATGACGTTCGACAACGACAGCACGATCACGCGCGACGCGGGCAGCTTCCTGGATGACGGCTTCTCGGTCGGCGACACGATCTACACCTCGAACACGAAGGGCGGCAACGCCGGGCCGCTGACGATCGTCACCGCGACGGCCCTCGTGCTCACCGTGACGGAGAACCTCACGCCCGACGGCCCGGTGCCGACGTTCGTCGCCAGCGCCGCCGGGATGCCGGAGGCGCTGCGCGTGGGCCTGCTCGCCACCGTGGCGTGGCTCTATGAGCACCGCGGCGACGACGCGCCCACGGCGGTGCCGCCGCACGTTGACCGCCTCGTCGGCATCTACGGCGTGCCGAAGACGCCATAGGAGAACCCGGTGGCGAACAATCCCAAGCTCTCGACCATCGCCGCCAACGCCGCCGCCGACGCGGTCACGCCGCTCCTGGCGGCCGGCTACCTGCGCCTCTACGACGGCACCCAGCCGCCAACCGCCGACACGGCAGTGTCGACGCAGGTTCTCCTGGCCGAGCTCCGCTTCGGCACGCCCGCGTTCGGCGCCGCCGTCAACGCCATCGCGACGGCGAACGCGATCACGCCCGACGCGTCCGCGAACGCCACCGGGACGGCGACGTGGTTCCGCGCCCTCAAGAGCGACGGCACCACGGCCGTCTTCGACGGCAGCGTCGGCACCTCGGCCGCCGACCTCGTGCTGTCCGCGGTGGCCATTGCCGCCGGGACCGCCGTGAGCGTCACCGCGTTCACGTACGAGCAGGCGCGGAGCAATCCGTGATCGGTGACATGACCGAGCGCGTGACGTTGCAACGCCTCGCGAACGCGAGCGGCGACTACGAGACGCTCACCGAGGGCGGCACCGTCAACGCGCAGGTCGAGTCCCTCGGGGAGGAACGCTACCGCGTCACGATCCGGTGGCGGCCCGATCTGCGCGGGCGGCAGGATCTCGAGCCCGCGATGCGCCTGCTCTGGCGTGACCGCACGATGGACCTCGACGACGTGCTCGTCGTTTCTCCCGACGCGCGCGCGGCCGACCGCACGGGATCGGTGCAGCTCATGGCGAGCGTTCGCACCGTCGACACGCCCGACCTCCTCGGGCACAGGAGGCACCAGTCATGGCCCTGAGCGACGCGATCATCACGAACGGCTGCACCCTGGAAGTCGGCGACGGCGCCACGCCCACCGAGGCATTCACGGCCATCGCGGAGATTGTCACCATCGAGCCGCCCGCGGGCGAAGCCGCCGAGGTCGAGGTGACGCACCTAAAGTCCACGGCCAAGGAGTTCAAGGCCGGCCTCGCCGACTTCGGGAGCGGCACCGCCACCATGAACCTGATTCCGGGCTCGGTGACGCAGGAGACGCTCGAAGACGACGCGGTGACGGGCGTCGTGAAGAACTATCGGATCATGTTCCCCGACGCCACGAACGGGCGCGCCTTCGCGGCCTTCATCTCCTCATTCAAGCTCGATAGCATCGGCAACGACGCGCCGCTGCGCGCCACCGCGACGTTTCGCGCCACCGGCCCCGTCACGCGCGTCCCGGCCGTATGAGCCTCTCGCGCGTCGCCATCCTGGCCGCGGTCGATATCCACACCGAGACGGTGCCCGTTCCCGAGTGGGGCGGCAGCGTCGTCGTGCGCGGCCTCACGGGCACCGAGCGCGATGCCTTCGAGCAGCGGTGCCACGAGACGAGCTACGCCAACGTGCGCGCCAATCTCCTCGCCTTCTCGCTGGTCGACGAGAACGGCAAGCGCCTCTTCAGCCTGGAGGACGTGCAGGCCCTCGGCGCCAAGAGCGCGGCCCCGCTGGATCGCCTGTTCGACGTGGCGCGCCGCTTGAGCGGTATCGGCCAGCGCGAGGTCAAGGAGCTGGTGGGAAACTCCGAGCCCGACCGGAACGGCGCTACTACTTCGTCCTCGCCGCTCGTCTAGGCCGCACGGTCGGCGAGCTGCTCGCGTCGATTTCGAGTCGGGAACTGAGCGAATGGGAGGCCCTCGAGATCATGGACGCCGAGCGCGCGCCGTCGCCGATGCCGTCGCCCTCGCGCGCGGTGGTGCGCCCGCGGCCCACGCCGGAGCAGCTCGTGCGGCAAATCGAGCGGTGTTTCCCGATCACGGCCGAGCGTCGTGGCTGACCGCATCATGTTCGAGGCGCGCGGCCTGCGCGAGCTCGAGGCGGCGCTGCGCAAGCTGCCCGTCGAGTTCCAGAAGGACATGCTGAAGCCCGCCCTCGAGCAGGG